GAACTATGAAACAGATGTTATGATTCCAATCAAAGAACTGATTATGTCTGCATACGATCTGCGCAAGCAAAGAGAAGAACAGGATAATAGGTAGAATTGTGGCCGGTTTTGGCGACGGTTCTTCTCCGTTTTGGTGAATAGCTTTCCTTATTATAATAGAGTATTGTTTGTGTTGCGAAAATGCACCAACCATTTCCGCAACATGAACAGCGAGGTGAAACTTATGATATGCGTAGACCAGAATGGGCAAGCCGTTGAAATCTCGGTGGCTGACCAGATGTGGCTGGATGATGCCTACTTTAAGGAAAAGCAGTTACGTCTGGGTAAAGATGCTCCGCGCGCTGCACTGGCCTACCGAGTATCCACAAAAGGGCAGGTGGACCATGACGATACCCCGATGCAGAAAATCGACTGCCGCAAGTTTGCGCAGAAACAAGGATGGCGGGTAGTAAAAGAGGTGGCCGAAAAAGGCGTCTCAGGTTCTAAGGTGTCGGCCTCAAAACGCGATGCCATCCAGCAACTGAAGGAAGAAGCCGCCAACGGCGAATTTGACATTCTGCTGGTCTATATGTTTGACCGACTTGGGCGAATCGAAAGTGAAACACCGTTTGTGCTGGAATGGTTCGTCCAACATGGCATTGAAATCTGGAGTACCCACGAGGGCCAGCAGAAAATCGAAACACACGGTGATAAACTGATGAACTACATCCGCTTTTGGCAGGCGGCGGGGGAGCCGGAGAAAACATCCATCCGAACCCGCGATAGAATCCGACAAATCGTGTCCAGTGGCCATTATACAGGAGGTTTTGTGTGCTACGGCCATCAGCTGGTAGACCAAGGCAGACGGAACAAGCGGGATAAGCCGGTTATGGATTTGGTCGTCAACGAGGAAGAAGCCACTTGGGTGCGTGAACTCTTTTACAAGGTGGTACACGAAGGAGCCAGTGGATATGCGCTGGCCGAGATGCTGAATAGCAGGGGATTACGCACCCGCGCCGGGGCAAAATTTCAATCGAGCAATATACTCCGCATTATTCGTCACGAGGGATATACAGGGTATATCATTACGAAAAATGCTCGATCGGAATACATCCCGGAATTGCAGATCATCGACCAAGAAACTTTTGAAAAAGCCAATGATATTATCAGCCGACGCAGCGCAAAGACTGCGCAAGACAGGCGAATCGCCCATACCAGCCAGAACACAACGCTGCTGGCGGGCATTGTCTACTGCGCCCACTGCGGAGCAAAAATGTCAGGTTTTATGCACACGGACCGCTACAAATTGGCGGACGGCAGTATCCGCGAAAAAGTCCAGCCCAAATATAACTGCTTTCAGCGCGGCCAACGGAACAAAGGTGGCAGAGACTGCGATGGACAAGCATTATACCTTGCCGAAAGGGTGGATGCCATCGTTCTGAAAATTGTCGAGGAAGTATTCGAGAAAATCCGAGATACACCGTATTCCAAAGTGGCTGAAAATCGGATTCGGCAGGAGTCGAACCTGCAAAAGACCAAACGTACAGCAGTAGAGAAAAAGATAAAAGCTGCCCAACACGCCTTGGAACGCTTTGAAGGCGAGATTCTAAAGTGCCTTGATGGAACAAGCAATTTTACAGAAGATATGATTGCCAAGCAAATCCGCCGATACCAGCAGGAATTGGATGATGCCAAGGGTGAATATGCGGAACTGCAAAATGCAAGGTTAAACGAAGCGGCGGAAATTCGGAAACTGCGTACATACTATAATGATTTCAGAGGATGGGCGGAAGAATTTGATACCGCTCCATTGGAGATGAAACGAATGATACTGAGCCAACTGATCAATAAGGTGGAGGTGGGGAGAAAGTACCAGGTTAACGTGAAGTTTAACATGAAGTATCAACATTTGTGGAACATGATGCAGAGGCAGAAAGCGGCCATATATAAAAAATACTTGAATCAGAAATTGAAAGTGGGGTTAATATTTAGACGTGTTGCATATAGTATGGTGTTAAATATAAATGATATACTACAACATGAGGGCTTAGAAACTTTAGAAAATATGTTTTGTATCACTGTGAGTGAGCAACAGGTAAATGATGTGAAACTGAAAAAACATAAAATATTTTTTAAAAAATCAAGATATAGTAAAAAAAGAAATCTGACACAAGATACAGCTTGACAGCTGTGGCAATAGCATGTATAATAAAACAACAAAAAGGCCTTGACAAAAATGAAATATGTGGTATAATATACGACTTGCACCCTGTTGCTTTTATACCCGGTTGAAAGGGGGCGTAGTTATGCAGAAGGCAAGAATGCTTGGAAATAATGTTCAATGGCTTGCAGACAAGAAAAATGTATCAATTGAAGAGTTGAGTTCGTTATTGAATTGTAGCGAAAATCAATTGAGAGCGTTTTTCAAAGGAAGAACTTTTGCGTCCTATCCCCAAATTCAAGCACTCGCTAAGAGGTTTGGCGTATCGGTTGCGAACCTTTTGGAAGGCAATGAAGATGTTTACAAAAGAACAGTTGTTCATTGCATGAATAGCTTTGATGATGATAGCAATCGCGAAAAAATTTTAGATATCATTGATGATTATATGGACGTGTTAAATGCCGTTCAATAACTACTTGGAGCATGGCTGGCATAGCTATGCTCTTTTTTATTAAAAGAGGAGAAGATGTATGCTTAATGCTAACAGTCAAAGAGAACTGACAAGCACCGAAGTGACAGCAATCAAAGAATGTGTTAAAGAATATAGAGCTGAGATAGAGGCAAAATTTCCGAACCAATTATTAAGAGAAGATGTATTGGATTTGCTGGAAGATTATTGCAAAGTAGTATATTATCCACTGGAAAAAGAAGCGAATAATGGTTTTCACATAGCAGACATTCCAGATAAAAATGGAAATCTGTTGACATTTGTTTTTATTAATACAGCACAAACACTAGAAAAACAGATTTTTACTGCTGCACATGAATTAGGACATATATGGCGTGTAGATGGTTATGTGGCGGAAAAGTGCAATGAGAAAGTTGATGAAGAATTAAGCGAAAAAATCATGAATCGATTTGCGGCAGAGTTACTTATTCCAGAGGAAGTCTTTCAGGAGTTATATAATAGAGAGTATGACTCGTTAAAAGAAGAAACGGGGAAAATAACTTTGGCCAATATGCTTAAGGTTATTGTTAGCCTAATGAATCAATTTTGTGTTCCTGAAAAAGCGATTGTTATGCGCTGCTTTGAACTCCATAAAATTAGTGCAAAATCGAAAGATATTATATTGGGAGAAACTGAAGAAGCAAAAAGAGCAATAGACCAAAGAATAAAAGAAATCATTCGGGATAATGGATATATAAAATTCCAGAACCCAACGAATAAAAAGTATATAACGGATTACCCAGTATTGCTCGAACAGGCAGGCAGATTGGGAACGATAGCGCAAGATAAGATAGATAACATAAGAAAGACCTTTGAGATGGAAAAAAAAGAAACTCAGAGGAAGATGGATGATCTTATTGATTGAGAGCTTTCTATAAGGAAATGAAAGATAATGAGTATTGATAAAAACTCGGCTGCTGTCGATAATGACTTTATTAATAAGGTGGCACAAATTAGGACGGGGACAATGTCGCCGGAGGATATGCTTAGAGAAATATTTTCGGCGCTACAAATTCATGGAATAATGCATCCGCTTGTTTATGAGAAAGAGCTACTTAAAGAAGCACCAGGGATAAAGGCGATTTTCGATAAGAATGTAGTGGAATATGTAAGCTTCGATGACATATTTCAAGGGGATGAGGGGAAAAGAGCGTATTACATGTTCTTAGTACCGGAACTGTATAATGCGTTGATGGGGAAAAAGTTCCCTGAAGACAAAGATGTTTTTACATTCTGGATAAGGCAGAATAGTTTGGGAGAAATTCATTCAGTGTCCATGTGCTTAGTGTCGGAATGTGCAGTTTTCCTTTCAGATGATGGGGATTCTAAGGCATTAAAAAACATTGTAAACCAAAGAGCAATGGGCGCGATTGAAGTATTCAATCGAAACGAAATTGTGGAAAAATATCAAGCAAGTGGGGTAAATGGACTTAAACGTACGGACCGCAAGGCATTTACGCATAAGGGCTGACCTACTAGAAGGAAGAATGGTAAACCATGAGTACACGCAACTAAGGAGAGCAGCTGACTCTTAATCAGTGGGTCCTGGGTTCGAGTCCCCGATGGTGCACCAAATACCGCAAATACAAACCCTGCTGCTTTGGTCTTTTTCCTTTGTGGTACGTTTGGAATTTGCGTCGCCAGGGGTTCCCGCTGGTAGGTTTGCAGTCAAATGCAAAGCAGGGAACAAGCAAAGCCCCCGCAGGTACGCTTCGGCGCACTTGCGGGGGCTTTTTGTTAAATCTCGGTTGTTACCTCAACGGCGGCAATTTTTTCCGCCAGCTGTTTGAGGGGCGTGTCTTCGGTGTATTCGACTTCCAGGCCGTCGGCCAGTTTGTGCAAGGCTTCCAGACCCATGGTTTCAAGCTGTGCCGCGTCCAGGTGCCCGGTTACGGTGTGCCCTTTGTTTGTGCCCGAAATCTCCGCCTGCATATTGATTGCCGTTTCGTCGGTCATGGTGTCCAGAAATTTAGCCACCTTTTCGCGCAGGCCAGCGGGCAGGGGAAGGCCACAAAGCAGCATATTCTTCATAATGCTGGTAGCTTCATAGAGTACATACACAACGCAGAAAAATTCTGCAAGGCCCAGGCTTTTAATGCCCATTGACGTAAGCACCGCCCTTGTATCGGCGTTTGCCCAGGCCAGCACGTCCACGCCCACCATATCGTCCACAAGGACAAGAAACAGCACGGACAGGACCATGGCAACCTTACGAATGCCGCCGTCAATGCCCACGCTGGAATTCCACTTCCGATATTTGACGGCGCGCAGGCAGCCCAGGGCAGTGTCCAGCACAACGCACCAAAGCACCAGGCGCACAAAAAGGTTGCCGGTCAGCGTGTGCAGGTAGTTAGAGAAAAGCATATCCATTGTTTAGCACTCCTTTACGGTTACGGGAAGGCCCAGGGCTTCGGCCTGTGCCTTAATGGTGTTTTTGTCGCCCGCGCTCATGGGGCCAGCCGTCACCATGTATTCGGTTGCTTTCGGCTGGGCGGCCTGGGCGGTTTTGGTGTAGCCGTTCAGTCCGTTCTTTTCCATAATGGCGGGAGAGTCGCGGTAGCAGACGTCGCAGTCCAGGCTATTGCCGAAGCCTGCAATTCCCAGCGCGTTCTTACTGGAATACTGCCACAAACCGTTCTGCACCGTGGCAGTGTCGGTTTTGGTGTAAGCAGCTTCCCACTTGTCGAAGTTGGCAAGGCCCGACAGATTGGTTTGGTTGATGAAGAAGTCGCGGGAACAGTACACGGCGGCATAATAGCCGCCCGCTTCCAGGGTTTCCAGTGCAGCCTTAATAATGGCCGTGTTCTGCGCCTTGCCGCAGTTCAAGTTATATTTTTCGTACTCCACGTCGTAGTAAATGGGGTACGCGAATTTGTGGCCCGACAGCATTTTTACAACCTGCTGGGCGGTGATTCTTGCGGCGGTAGGGCTGGTATCGTAACAGTAGAAGTAAACGCCCACGGGAACGCCGTACTTCTCGCAAGCGGCCAGGTTGTTAAGGAATTGGCCGTCCATGTACAAGCCGCCTTTGCCGTGCCGCGCAGAATATCCCACGCGAAGGATTGCAAAGCCGGGCGACGTTCCGCCGTTCACCCGGCGCAACTCCGAAGCGGTCTTGGCCCAGTCAATAGCCCCCTGGTGGTGCGAAACGTCGATGCCGTAAATTTTCATTTGTTCCACCTTCCTATTTGTCGGCGGCCTGCGTGAAGCGCTCATAACGCGCCAGCAGGGCCGTGTATTCGTCTTTTGTCTTGCTGTCCGCGTGAAGGTCAAGCCGCCGCTGCTGCTTTGCTGCAAGGTCCATTGCGTCAATCAGCAGGGCCGCCGTTTCATGCAGCCAGCTTTCAGCTTCCGGCGGTTTCATCTTTGGCGCGCGGGCCGCAGATCGCCAGCGCTTCGTCTTCGGTGATTTTGGGCGGGTCGCTTTCGGTGTACGCCCACACCTGGTCAGCGGTGATTTTGTGCAGCCGATACAGCAGCCGCGCGGTGGTATAGTATTTGCTCATGTGTGTTAGCCCTCCATGATTGCGACCATAAAATCTTCCATGACGGCCAGGCGCTCCTCGACAGTCGGGGCTTTCTCCTGGCCTTCCCATGCTTCGCCGTACTTCCACCAGCCGGAAAAATCCGCCGCAATGCTTTCCTGGGTTTCCTCTGCGGCGCGGGCGGCGGGAAGCATAAACATAACTTCGTCGGCCAGGTACGCGCTGCCAGGTTCCTGTTCCGGGTCGGTCTCGCCGGGCTGTGCAACGTCTGCCGCGTCCTTGATGTTGTCGTACAGCCGGACAACGGCGTCGCCGTCCGGCAGGCGCTCAAAGACAACGGCAGGCGGCTGGTGGTCCAGCATAATGCTTGCATTTTTCATTGTGTATCCTCTCTTTCTGTCGTGTTGCCCACCCGATTACTTGGCAGGCAAGCGGTTTTATTTTCTCGGTCCGCAGCGTTGTGCTGCATTTCCGGGAATTCGTCTGCGTAAAATATCCGTAGTAACTCGCCAGCTTGTACGCGCGAAAAAGCGGCACCGTGCCGCTTTTGTCAACTTCGCGCCCGGCCCGCAGGTATTGCCGCCGCGCCCGCCGGAAAATGGCCCGGCGCACGGTTGTATAGGTTCGGCGGATAACGAAGCCCACAATATCAAGCCCAGGGCAGCCGCGCGCCGCTGGCCGCGTCAGGTGCCTGCAGCGGTGTTCTTCCTCAATGCTCAAAAAGGCCACTTCGTCGCCGCCCGGTTTGAATGTCAGGCCGAAGGTTTTCAGCGTCCATTTTGCTGCCGTCCTTGCCGCGCTGCGCAGGTCTGCCAGCCTTCGGCCCATTATGGCAACGTCGTCCGCATAGGCCACCAGTGCCACAACAAGGCGTTGCCGCGTGCCCCTGCGCACCTTTTCAAGCGACAGCATATACCGCAAAACGTAGGACATAACCAGGTTAAACAGCCATGCGTCCAAGTAGCCGCCTATAATAAGGCAACCGTGCGGCGACATATTCAGCAGGGCTTCCACCAACAGCAGCAGCCACTTTGCGGCGGGGATTTCTTTTTTTCAAATTCCCATGATTACGCCCGCTTTGGTGTTCTCGTAGGCGTGGCGAATATCCAGCTTGCGGGCATACTTGATTCCCAGCGCCTTGCGGCGAAGGAAGCGCTGCACCTGCCGCCTGCACCCGCTTTGCCCTCGGTGCGGTATGCTTGCGTGTTGGTAGGGCAGAATTCTGGCCCGCAGAAGCGGTTCCAGACCCAGGAAAGCAAGATGGCCGAAGCATTGATGAAATACACAACAATTTGCAACATTCCGGCGTTTCATGCTTATGCCGTCAATGCGGGGCCGTTCCGTTACCGGGTCAAGGTCCAGCGCTTCCGGGTCTCCGTCTTCAAGGTCAAGAATTCGCTGCTCAAGTTCCAGCGCTATTCCGTCCGCGGCTTCCAGCTTTTTAACAACTGCACTTTGCGCTTCGTCGCGCTTTATTTCTGCATTGGAAACACCCCCGTACTTTTCGGCAACCGCGACAAAATCCTGGCGGTGCCATTTCTTCTCGAAGCACTCCAAAACCGCGCGCAAGCACAGGTTATGGGATAGTTCTTTATATCTTTGTTTCATAAAAATACTTACTGATGTGCAAGGGCTTTCGGTTGCCGTGGCCCTTTGTGCAGGGTCTCGGTGTTCTACTACTTGCCCCGCCATGCGCCCGCAGCGCATAGCCCCGCCCGAAACCGGGCGCGGTGTCGGTCTCACATGATTTTAGCTTTCGGCACGGATAACACAACGCAATGCGGCACAGCTTTGGGCTGTGCCTTAAAATTTCAGTAGGCCGGGGAACGCCATTCCAGTTCGAATTCGCCGGGGAATTGTTGCCATTCGCGCAGGCAGCGCCAGCAATGCCAGCATTGTTCAAATTGCCATAACGCCACGGGCAACGGACCCCCGCAGAGCCATTGACATAAAACGCGGACCCAGCGCCGTATTACCCAAAAACCACCGTCCTTCCGTTCATGGAAGGCCGGTGGTTTGTTTTCTATTCAAAAAGGGGCCTGCTGCCCCTCTGGGCGGTCAAAAGCCCGCCCATTCACCCCGCTTTTTGCCCGATCCTTTAAGCCGGGGAACGCCATTCCAGGACGAATCCGCCGGGGAATGGGAGCCAGCCGCGCAGGCAGCGCCAGCAATGCCAGCAGCGCTCAAAGAGCCATAACGCCACGGGCAACGGACCCCCGCAGAGCCATTGACATAAAACGCGGACTTCATGCCCACGGTTTCGCCGCCGCCGGTCTTGTCAGGCAGAAGGCTTTCGGTGCTGTCATTCTGCATCGAAAGTTCGTAGTTCCAGGCGTTCACGCTGGTAAAGGTCTTTTCTGCGACTTTCACATGGTTGGCCGTCACGCTGCTGGCTTCTTTCTCCGAATCGCGGCAGGCCATAGCGGTATAGGTCACGCCGCCGTCCACGGTTGTGACGTTCCACAGCGGGTCAAGGCCAATAACGTAGGCGCCGTTCAGCATTTCAACGCCGGCCCAGCGGCACGGGTATTTGCCGTTCGTCAGGCTGCCGGGTGCGCCGTCGCTATGGCCGGGCAGGGCTTCCGTTGCGCCGCTGCTCCAGGGCATAGAGCTGATATAGGCAGTTTCGGGCACGTCGAAGCTGTCCGCAACGTCCAGATTTACCGCCGAATAGTCGGTGCCGCCGACGGTAACGGTTTCAATACTCTTAACTCTCACCTTGTCGGCAATGTCACGCATCCATGTATTGTAGCGGTCTACGCTGCTGTTGCTGCCCTTGTCGCCCACAGAAACGGTGCTACCGACAATGAAGCCCGAAGCCTGGGAAGCGGTCAGCAGCACGCGCTTCACGCCGGTTTCGGCGGCTGCAACTTTATACTGCAAATTGTAGTTGGTGCAGCCTTCCAAAATGCGGCTGTTTTCAAGGTTGAAATGGCGCAGCTGCCACATATCCAGCATATACAGGCTGTCGCAGTCGCCCCACACAGAATCGTAAGCGGTTTGCTTGCGGGCCAGGGCCAGACCCGTGGCCGCGCTGTTGAAGTTCGCCACAGGCAGGCCCGCGCCGCTGGTAAGTGCGCCCTTTGCGTTCAAGCCGCCGGGGAAGGTAGCGTGCCAGGTCATTGCGCGGCGCTTGCCATTCGGTGCCACGTTTTCTGCGTAGGGCGTGAAACCGTCGGCCAGGGTGCTGCGCCAGCTTTTCGACAGGTAGCTGCCGTCGTCGATAACGCGGCGCAGCAGGGCAGGGGCGAAGGTGTAGACAGGGGCCAGCGTGCCGGTGATGTCAAATTCTTCTTCGCCCTCAATGGCAAGAACGTCCATAGTTCCGTCTGCCAGGCTCACAGCGTTGGCGCGAATATACCAGGTCATGCGATCTTCCGCCGCCCAGTCTTCCGGGTTTGTGCTGTCGGTTGCCAAGGCTGCTGCGCTCTTTCCTGCAAGATCGTCCGCCGGGGTGCCCGCCGGGTTGGTGGACACGGCAGGGCTGGGAAATTTTACGGTGTATGTCTTGTCGGTTTGCAGCATGGTAAAGAAGCGCAGCAGGCGCTTGTATTTGCTGTCGTTCGATGCTGCGGACAGCGGCCACCAGGCGGAAAAAATCTCCGTTGTGTTCGTGTCGTCCAGCAGGGCCTTGAAGGTCGCGTCGGTGTATTCCGGGCCAGCGCTTCCCGCTGCGATTGCTTGCAGCAGGTTGGCAACGCGCAGCTGGGTTTCCTCGGTTGCGATATGTCCGTATTCAGTAAGTCCCATAGTTCTGTCCTTTCTGTTATTCCTCATAGAGGAAAACGGTTAAAATATTCTTTTCGTTGTAGCCGATAAGGTATTTCGCAGCTTTGGCGTACCCTTCCACTTTGGCCGCGTCGGTGCTTACCTTGTCGGCTTTGGCGGTTACGTCGGTTTGAATTTTCTGCATTTGTTGCAGTTTGTCGTTTACGCCTTCGTCAATAACCTTTTTCGCGTCCGCTGCTGCCTGCGCCGCCGCGTCCTTGGCTTCCTGCGCACTCTTGGCCGCATTGCTTGCAGACGCAGCCGCCGCAGTCTTGGCCGCTTCGGTTTCGGCAAGAAGCTGCTGTATTGTCTTGTATTCGTCGGTGCTTTCAATCTGGTTTTCAGGGTTTGCGCATTCTTCAACGTTGATTTGCCACTTTTCAGTTTTCAGCGTGTCAGCCCCGCGCACGACTTCAATTTCGGCGGAAACAATGCCACGCACGGCAAGCATTTGCTGTGTAAGGGTGATATAGGCGACGTTCCCGGCCACTTCCGTGGCGGGGTTGTACACGCTTTTGCCGTCCGGCTTTTTGGCGCTTACGTTCACGGCATAGCCGCCGGGGACCTTATAGGCTTTCCCGTCGTTATACAGTGACACGGCCACAACACGCATATTGTTGTCGCCTTGCTTTGCAAAGACGCGCGGCGGGATTCCGGCCCGCGCAAAATCAAGGTTGATTTTTTGAAGGATCTGCTGTTCTTCCATTTTCTCACCCCCCCCCTTAAGCGTTTGCGCCAAGGACCCATTTAGAAATTGCAGAATCCCAATACCACTGCACTTTGTAGCCGTTTATGTTGTCAACGTCCAACCTTCGCAGCCCGCCTTCTGCATACAAGGTCTTTCCCCATCCTGTGCCACTCAGCCATACTCCAGGGGTGTCCAAAGAATTTAGTACGTCAACGCGCGACGCTTTTATCCAGGTTTCCGGGGGGCTTATGCCGTAGTTCCAGGACAGGAAGCCTACGTTGTCCCAGTTATCGCCGTTCTTCTTTTGGCAAGCGATATTTCCCGAATCGAAGAAAACGCGGTATGTTCCCGTTGAATTCGTCCGTTCAAGGGTGGAAAAGGACCCGCGCAGCACGGCATTTCCTGTGTTAAGGTCAAAATAGCTTTTCCCGTCAACGCTGGCAATTCTTCCGGCGGCGATATACTGCGCATTGATGTACAGTTTGCCGTCGCTCATGTACAGCCCTTGCAGCTGCCCGTTGTTTGTCAGCCGGTTAAAAACTTCCTGCTGTGTAAGCGCCGGGGCCGTGGCGGCCAGGGTGGTGTCTTCCGGGGCAGGGGTCCATGCGGTTGCGATTCCGCCCGGTTCAACCTTCGGATTTTTGTAGATGATTGCGCCGGTTGCGCCTTGAAAAAACACCTTGAAAATAGCCGCCGTTACTTCCTTGTCCTGCACGGTTGCGGTTGCGGTAACGCGGGCGAAGTCGTCCATTGCCGCCGTTCCCAGGGCCTTGAAGTCGTTGCGCGGTGCTCCGATATATTGCTTTGTTCCGTCCGCGAAAGTGATTTCAAGGCGGCCCAGGCCGCCAGGCGTGCCGCTGTAGCTCTCTGCGTAAGTTATCGCTTCGGTAATTTTGTAGTCATAGGAAACCGTTATTTTCCTGTTTCGCAGGCTTTGGATTCCGTACTCGGTCAGCTGCCTTGTTGCGCTGCGCGCGCTGTTTCCGTCGGTCAGTGTTATTTTTACCTGATTTCCCGTAAAGTCGAATCCTGTATACGTCGAAGTTACGCCGATATACGCCGAATTAGAAATCAGGTTTCGCCCGGCTTCGGCGGCCTGCGCCGTGTAGTCTGCCGCGCTGGCCCAGTCGCTTGCGGCAAATGCTGCGCCGCTGGCCTTGGCAGTTGTGCACACCAGCAGTTCGCCCGCGTCGCCTTGTGTCCAAATGTCGCCCACGTCATACGGGGGCACGGGCGTGGAAATGAAGGTACGGCGCTTACCGTCGGCGGTGTCCTTGGCCTGCTTGGCCGCTGCAAGGGCTGCGGATACGTCCGCGTCTTGCAGAAGTGCCCAGGCCCATGCGTTGCCGTCCTTTGCCCAGCGGTATGCTTTGCCGCTGGCCGGGTCGGTGTTGTAGAACAGATCGCCTTCGTGGGCCTTGCGGTCTTCCTCGGTTTTCCAGCCGCTTGCGGGTTCGTTCTCTGCCGTAGGGTCGTATGGATAAAACCAGGTTTCTGTTTTCCCGTCAATCTGCTGGCCCAGTCCTTCCAGCTGTTCGTTTACGGTGTCGGCGTAGTCCTTCAGCATTGCTTCGGCAGCTTTGGTGTAGTTGGCCGCGTCCGTCCAGTCGTCCGCGCTGTACAGTTGGCTGCCGGTCTTTTTCTTGATGCAGGCCAGCAGTGCGCCGTCCTTTCCCTGCGCCCACAGGTCGCCCACGTCATACGGGGGCACGGGCGTGGAAATGAAGGTGCGGCGCTTGCCGTCGGCGGTGTCCTGGGCGGTCTTGGCATTTGCAAGGGCTTTTGCGACGTCGGTATCTTCCAGCAACAGCCATTGCCAAACGTCGCCCACAATGGCCCAGCGGTATGCTTTGCCGCTTGCCTGGTCGGTATTGTAGAACAGGTCGCCCGCATGGGCTTCCCGTTCCGTTTCCGTCGTCCAGTCGCTTGCTGGTTTGTTTTCTGCCGTCGGTGCATAGGGGTAAAACCAGGTTGTAATATTGCCGTCAATTTGGCCCTGCAAGTCCTGCACGGTCTTTTCAACGGCGGCCTGGTATTCTTTTAGGTCTGCTGCTGCGGCTTCCTTGGCCTGTTCCGCCGCAATCTGTTCCGGGGTCTTGCCGGAAACTTGCAGGCTGGTGAAATTCGCGTCCAGTGTGCCCGCGTCCAGGTCCAGCTTGAAAACTTTCCCCGTTTTGTCTTGCAGCACGCCCGCGCGCAGCAGATTGGCCGACAGCGTGCCGGTTGTGATGTAGTCGGCAACGATTTGCCCGTCCTGGGTCATCGCCAATCCGTAGGTGCCGTTATAGCCCGTTGACGAATAGCCCAGGCCCGACTTATTGAAGCGCCACACTTTCGTTGCTTCCTCAATGGTCGGCTTGTCCATAATAAGCAGTTCATAAGGCTGGCCGTCGGCATTGCGCCGCAAAACAACATAGCCGCCCTTGTTGCCGGTTATCCAGGCCGAAGCGTTGGCCGCAGCGGCTTCCAGGTCGCTTGTGTCTGCCTTCGCGTTTATGGCCTTGTCCTGGGCCACGATGGTGTCCGCCAGATTAGTGCTTGCTTCGCCCAGCGTAATGCTTTCATAGCGCCCGGCCAGCACGTCGTAAACGGTTTGCACAACCTTGGCCCGCGCATTTACGCCCAACTTTTCAAAGCGCACTGTTGCAATATCGCACAGGTTTAAGCGTTCCGCCGGGGCAATGGCCTTGTATTCCTCGGTCTGCCACAGGGGAACAAAAGACACTTTCAGCGATACAGACGGCACGCCTATGCCTTCCTTTTCGACGTAGGCCGAAGCATAGGCGCGCAGCTGTTCGACGCTCGGTGTTTCCTGCCACTCTTGCGAACAGTCCAGCGGGACCGTTCGCGGGTAGGGGAAGTTATGCGCCGAAGCGCCGGAAACTACTTTTTCCGGCAGTTCCAGCACGTTGCCGTCGGTGTCCTTGTAATAGGGGTACACCCCCGTTATTGTGTTTTCGATGCTTTCTTCCTGGTCGATGTCAACCAGGTTTTTGCCGTAGGCGATAACCACCCCGCTGTCGGTTCCGCGTGCCTTGTGCAGCTTCACCGTGTAGCGGTCAAATTCATATTCGCCGCCGTACACGTCCAGCACAGACCCGGCCACGCCGCCCAGCAGGGAACGCGCCGACGCCGGTTCCGTTACGGTGAAGGTTGCAACGGTTTCCTTGTCGGTCCAAAAGTCGAAGGGGCACGGCTCCACGGCGTTGGTTTTAAGCCCTTGCAGGGCCGCCGCGCAGCTGCCTGCCGTAAACGGCGAAACGGGGATGTGCGACAGCTGGTAACTTATGTGTTTGGCGCGCACGGTCACAACGCCCGAAAGCGGGGTGCTTTTACCGTACACGCGGAAGGGCTGCGGTTCGCTGCTGTCGTTCGGCGGGGCAAAAATAATGCTGCCGTGTTTCAGTTCGTCGAACAGCACGCCCGTGACCGGGTATTCCATCGACAGTTCAAACGCGCCGTTTCGGTTTTCCTCGACGGTGCAGGCCAGCGCGTCGGACAGCGGCCCCAGGCCGTTGCTTTCAAAGTTGGTTTCGTTTTCGGGGTACAGTCTCGGCTTCACAGGGTCCACCACCTCGGTTCTATTTCTACGCGGTCAATTCCGCCTTCCCACGAAACGCCCGTGCTGCCTTCCAGCGTGGGAAATTCAGCCACGGAAACAGCGCCGTTTTTGTTCGCGGTTTCCCGCCGGGCCGTTTCGTTTTCGCAGTCAAGCGTTATATAGTCCGACAGTTCCAAAATACGGCATTGTGTTCCGCCCACAGTCAGAACGCCGGGGCCGGTGCCGTAAACGGTAATAATGGGCTTTGCTGGTTGGTTGGTCGGGTTCAGCAGGGTTGTGCTTTCGCGCAAGTCCAGCGTTTCAAAGCCGGACGCAAGCCAAAACTGCGGTTTGCAGTCAAATGCAATTTCCAGTTTCCCGGCCTGCTCGACAATGCTTTCCACCGAATAGCTGCCCTGCACCCGCGCTTCGCGGAAGCGGTCCGGGTCGTAGGTGTTGCGCAGCTGCTTGTATGTGGGGCCGGATTTCAAAAACTGAACAGCCCTCGCAACCGTAGTACGGTAGGGGACGCCGTCTTCCGGCAGAATTGCGCAACTGTATTTTACAGTTACGTTTTTATACCTGCCGTTGTCGATAATCACGTCCCCCGAACGTCCCGGCACTTCCTTGCGCTCGATGTCCCTTTCCGCGACAACGTGGTCGGGCGGTGCCAGCATAATAATGCCGTAGGCTTCGGCGCTTTCTTCGTCCAGATAGAACGTGTTAATCACTCAAAAGCCCCCCGTTTCTTTTCCACTTCGCGGCGCACCTCAATGCCCACGCGGCGGGCAATTTCCTTAATGTCTTCGGATCCGCCGTTCTCGAAGCGTTCAATGTTCAGCTGAATAACCAGGCCGCTGGCCGTGTTGTTCATGTACCGCGACAGAATCCCGTCCAGATGGTCGTAAAAATCGGACAACGGCAGAACGGCTTCCTGGCCTGCTTCGCCGCCGCCCAAAAGGTTGCCGCCCATCTGCCCGAAAATCTGCGCGCCGGACAAAATGCCGCCTTCTTTGTACCAGTTAATACCGAAGCTGGGCACACTGGGCGGGTTTAGGGAAAAGCGCCCGGAAATATACGGGTGCGGAAGTTGCAGGTGCGGCAAGGACCAGCTAAAATTGAAAAAGCCTTTAATGTTTTCAATGGCATTGTGTACGCTGTTTTTTGCGCCCTCAATGCGGCTTGAAATTCCATTTTTGATTCCGTCGAAGGTGGAAAGAACGTTGTTTTTCGCGTCCACAACCGTGCTTTTGACGGAAGAAAAAAGGTTAATCCAAAAATTGCGGAAACCTTCGCACTTGTTCCACAGCAGCACAAACGCGGCCACAATGGCCGCAATGGCTGCAATAACAATAGATATAGGATTTGCCAGCATAAGCGCCCACAGGCCCGACAGCGCGGGCATTACGGTGCCTGTAATAAGTGCCCACAGGCCCGACAGCGCGGTCATTATTGCGCCTGTAATAAGTGCCCACAGGCCCGACAGCGCGGGCATTATGGTGCCTGTAATAAGCGGCACAACCGTGCCGCCCACAAAGCCCACAAGGCTGCTCACGCCCGTGGTAATGGTTCCCACAGCTGTAATTACCTTGCCGATAATCACAAGGGCCGGACCGATTGCAGCCACAATCAGACCAATGGTAACAATGGCTTGCTTTTGGCCGTCGTCCATTCCGTCCAGCTTTTCCTTCGCGTTTCGGATATATTCGGCCAGCTTTTGAAGGGCGGGGGCCAGCATTGCGCTGATTGTTTGCCCGAATTCAAGCCCCGCGTTTTTGATTTGGTTTATTGCAACCTCGGTTTTGTGGCCGCTGGTTTCCAGGTTTCCCAGCGCGTCGCTTGTGGCCGTTGTGCTCCCTTGAATTTCTTCAACTGCGCCGTTGAATTTTTCGGCATTGTCCCACAAAATGTTCGCGGCTTTTCCGGCTTCGGCACTGGAAAACATATTGTTTATGCTTGTGCCGCTTGCGGCGGCCTGCTCATCAAGAACGCTTAGAACGTCGGACAAAGACCAGCCCTGTTCCATCGCTTCGGCCATTGTCAGGCCGCCTTCTTTGATGTGTTCCGTTCCTGCCGCAAACGCATTCGCCGCAGTAGAGCCTTGCTTCCCCAATTCGTTAAGCATACTGTTCAAGTATGTTGTGGTTTCAGCGGTAGCAACGCCGTTAGAAGTCATTACCGCATAGGCTCCGCACAATTCGTCCAGGTTTACGCCTGTGCTTTTCGCTGTCGGGATAACCTTGCCCATGCTGCTGGAAAGTTCGGCAACCGTGGTTTTGCCCAGGTTTTGCGTCATGATAAGGTCGTTAGAAACCTTGTCGACTTCCGATGCTTCCAGCCCGTAGGCGTTCATAATCGTGGACAGAACGTCCAGCGCGTCGCCTGTCTCTGCAAAGCCGGCCCTTGCAAGGTCTGTTGCCTTCGATACAAAGTTTACAGCGTCACCGGTCTTTTGCCCGGCGCTGATTGCGTTGTATACGTTCTCCGCAATTTCTCCGGCTTCCACGCCGGTGCTGTCGGACAACTGCTTGATTTGCTTTTCAAGGTCGGAAATAGGCACTTCCGTGGTGTCTGCAATGGTCGAAACTTTGGCCATCCCGTCTTCAAAGTCCCAGGCCATTTTTGTAAGCGCTGTGCCCGTCGCTGCGGCCACGCCGGAAACGGGCATGAGCTTTTTCCCGACTCCCTCTACCTTGCCGCCGTATTCTTCGATTTTTGCGCCGGCTTCCTTTATGGCCTGGGCGGCAGCGGTGCCGAAGTCCTTCTGCGCTTTTTCCAGGTCTTCAAGGTGCTGCTTGGCTTTTTGCAGTTTGTTTTGATATTCCAGCCACGCGCCCCGGTCAATGTCGCCGTTGGCGTACTGGTCCGAAACCTGTTTCTGTACGCCTTCCAGGGTTTCCAATTCCTTGCGCGCGGCGGCTACGCTTTCGGAAAGAATTTTCTGCTTTTCGTTCAGCAGTTCGGTGTTTCCGGGATCCAGTTTCAGCGCCTTGTTGATTTCCTTCAAGTTGCTGGACAGGGCCGTGGAAGTCTTGGTAACGTCCTTTAGGGCGTTTGCAAGGCCGGTTGTTTTGCCGTTGATCTCAACGGTAATGCCCTTTAGTGTTTTGGCCGTCATCGTCAATTCCCCCTTTCTCCGTATTTTGCTTTCAGTTTTTCGGTCTCCGGTTCCGTCTGTGTGATTCTCCACGCATTGCGCAGCCATTTCCTGCCCGTTTCCGTCTGCGCCCGGTTGTATATCACACTGTCGCGCAGAAGCGCCCAGAATGTAATAATGTCCAGGTCATAGACGGCAGGCAGGGGAATGCCCGCGTATTCGGAGACCAGCTTTTCGCTTGCGCTGCACAGCGCAAACGGCACCCCCTCTCCGTCCGCTTCTGGGTAAGAGGGGGGCGTTAGTTTGGGTCGTTCTTCTTTTCGTTGGAAAGCCAGCTGACAAAATCCAGAACGAAACCGGCCAGCTGGTCCATGTCCATCCACTCCATAACCGTGTCCGCAGTAATTTTGCGGTGTTCCTTGTTTTTTGCAATAACGCGGGCCACGACTTCCGCCGCTTCCTTCGGCGTAGAATCCGGGCGGGACAGGTCGTTCATGCGGTTAAGGGTTTTCAGCTTCGGCGGCTCAATGTGAAGCACCTGTTTGTTGTCAGGTGCCTGGAATTCGTAGTAGCGTTTTTTGACGCCCGAAAGTACAAACACGCTTTTGCCCCCTCTCCGTTAGGTTGCGTTCTCGGTCAGTTCGTCGTCCATGATAACCAGGGTGCCGTCGCTGTCCAGGCTCTGCGCGGTCACTTCCGCGTCCACCTGCGTGGGGTTGTCATTCTGGAAGGCAATGCTGATGGTGCCGCTGTTCTTACCCGTTACGGTAATGCGCAGCTTGCGCCCATCGTCGCGGGTGTGGACGAAGCGGTACAGGTAGCGCTTGCCGGTCTTGTTGGCAAGGCCGCCCAGCTTGTAAGTGCGGTGCTTGTGCTGGCCGCTTTTCCCGGTCTCGGTCACGCGGGCGGTTTCGATAAGCGCCTGCAGGTAGGCGGGGGACCAGGTGATAAGGCCGGTTTTGAGTTTCACGTCTTCCTCGGTGACGATGGTTTTAGAAACGCGGCCCTTGTCGTCCTTCACGGTCTGGCTGGTCGCTGTGTATTCCAGCGTTGCGCCGCCCTTGATGTTGCCCGCGCGGTTGTCGTCGGTCTCGATGGTCGCGTCTTCGGGCACAGCGTCGTTAAACTCGACGATGTACAGGTCGCCGCTGCCCAGGATAATATTTTCGCTGTTGTCGATCTCTTTCATGTGTGTACCTCTCTTGTCGTGAATGAAAAAAGTGTTTGATAGGGGGTGCCGTCGGGGAAGTGGTCTACGTTCACGGGGCCGCAGCCTTGCAGGGCGGCCAGGATTTTGCATTCAAGTGCAAAGTCTTTGTTTTTTGTAAAAAGGGCGACGGCCCAGGCAAGCGTTTTAATTCTCACGCGGCCCATGTCGTCGCCGTCTTCCACTTCGTCCACGCGCACAACGTGATAGGGAAGCGGCACCGGTGCGCCGTTCGCGGGCACAACCTTTTCCGCTTCCTGCCGGATCCCGGTTTCAGCAAGCCGGGCAAGTATGGTGCTTCTTTTCATTTGGTCGCTTCCTCGCACTCGGTAACGAATTCTTGCTGCCACTTTTCCGCCGGGCGGTCAATGTGCGGGTAGGCCGGGGCGGGGGCAGGGCCTTTGTGGCCGTTCTGCAAAAGGTGTGTAAGCTGGTAATGAGCTTTGTTGTACACGGTGTACGCCTTCGCGCCGCGTGCGTTCGCGCCTGTCTGCTTGGAAGTCCAGTCTTTTGCGTATGCGCCCGTCCGCTTCGGGGCGGTGCCGCGCAGTTCCTTGGCAAGTCCCTTTGCGCACTTCTCGGCAGCTTCGTCCACGGCTTCGGCCACGCCGTTGGCGTAGGTCCTTAGTGTCGCGGCCAGAGCCGCCGAAAAATCAAAATCGGCCACCGCCGCCCACCTCCGTGTCGTCGAAGTCGAGCAGAAGTTCCGGCTGCTCCAGGGTCAGGTCCGTACATTCGGGCAGCGTGTCCTTGATGATCTGCGTTTGCGCAATTCCGTACTGTTTTCCGCTGATGACTACAAAAGCGCCACGCTCCACCTGGTCGGCGCGCGGTATACGGATAAGGCGTTCAACCTTGTGGCCTGCCTGTTCCGCTTCGTAGTTCCGCCGGGTGCCGATAATGCGGTCTTGGAAGCGCATATTTTTGATTACCGGTACAGGCCGCTGTTTGTCGTCCAGCCGCCACACACTGCAAAGCCCATCAAGAAAAGTTTCAAATTTGATTTTATTCTTTGCCACAGCCGAAGCCCTCCTGAAACCGAAGCATATTTAATTCGCCGCTGTATTCTTCGATGAAATCGGCGCGTTTGCTATTCACAAAGTACCAGGCCGCCGTTATAAGCAACTGGCGAAGTTCCCCGCTTTCAAACGAAAGCCCTGGGCTTCCGGCAGTATCGCGCAGGTAGTCCAGGGCTTCTTCTATGGCGTTTTTTGTGTTGCGTTCGGTTTTTTCGTCAGGCTCCCACGTTATGTTCATGCGGTTAAGTACAGCCTGGTACAGCTGGTCGCTCACCTGCGCTGCGGTCTCCGCTGTTTCGTTCATGGTAGGCCCTCCGCGTTATCAGCTTTCCGCTTTGGTTACGACAGGGGCGACAACCTGCACCAGCGTGGCGGGGTTGGTGTCAAGGGCGGAAATGTCCAGCAGGACGAAGGCGTAAGCGTCCAAGGGGCGGGCGTTGCCCTGCAACTTGGCTTTGTAGGCGCGCTCGTCCTCGAAGAAGCGCACGCTGTCGTCCTGCACGATGGTGCCGTCCTTGCCGGTTGCGCCCAGGCCCGCGAAGTAGCGGGACGCAATGCCCAGCACGGCCTTGCCGCTTTCCAGGGCAGCGGTCTGCATAGTCTCTGCGGGAATGGGCAGAATGTCGTGCGCCCAGGTGCCGTCTTGGCGGCGGAAGGATGTGGCGGGCATAATCTTCTGCCAGTAGTCAAACGGGTTGCACAGGAAGATCAGGTCGCCGGGGTCGATGGCGCGGGCCTTGGTAGCGTCCACAGGGTCGCGGGCCAGCTTCGCCACGATGTTGCCCAGGGGCGCGGGGTCCAGCTTATCCAGCTTGACGGCGGTCATACGCGGGTAGGCACCGCCCACGACGCTGGCGGTGTCGGAAATATCGCGGGTCATGCCGATGGGCTTTCCGTTGCCGTCGCCGTCCACAATGGCGCTTTCCAGGGCCATTGCAATGCTTTCCGACAGGCTCTCGCGGACGTACTGGTCAAGGTACTGCGGCCCCAGATCAACAAGGTCCTGGCTGATACACATAAACACGGACAACTTCAGCAGGGTCATGTTGAAGTCTTTCAGCGCGCCGGTCAGTTCCTTGCTGATCTTGTCGGTGATGTTGCCCCAGGTCGCAGCGGAAGCGGGGGCGGCATTGACGACGAAGCGGGTCAGGTAGCTGGTGTTCACGAAGCTGATACGGTCTAACAGGGGGTGTTCCTTCTTGATGGTGCCGATAACGCCGTCGATCACAGTTTCGGGCATGGCAACCTTGAAGTTGGTAATGGCCATCTTGGGATCGCCCGACTTGACACACTTGCCCAGTTCGGTGTAATAGTTCATTTCCGCGCTGGTAAGCACATGAACGCCGCGGGCGGCCATGATGGCAGTGTCCTGGTTGCGTTCGTCGGCTTCCTGCTGGGCCTGCTGCAGAACGGCTTCCTCGATGTCGCCGCAGAAGGTTGCCAGGGCCTCGGTCATTTTGGTTTCGTCGCCGGTCTGGAAGGCGGCGGCCAGCGTCGCAGCGTTCGCCTTCTTTGCGTTTGCGATAAGATCTTTGCTTCTCATGTTGTTTTTTACTCCTTTGTCATGGATTCCAGCAGCATAAAAATTGCGCTGGTCTTTTTCCCTTCGGCGGCTTCCGCCGGGGAAGCGTGGGAAGGTTCCGCCGGGGGCGGCGGGGCGGTTTCGGGGGCTTTGGCGGCAGGCATGAAACTGGGCATTGCTTTTTCAAGCTGCATTTGCGGGGCGGCTTCCATCGCGGCGCGGTATTGCCGAATTGCTTCGTCAAGGTCTGCGTCCGTGTCGGCGTATTCGTCGGCCAGGCCGTACTCCATGCAGTCTTCGGCAGTCAGCCAGGTTTCCGCGTTCAGCAGTTCCGACAGTTTGTCGGCGGGCAGCTTGTCGCCCGCCTTGTTCATGTAGGATTGAATTGCCGCCAGGTTGATAACTTCCAGGTCGTCGGCAGCCTTGCGCAGCTGTGTTGCGTTGCCGTAGGCCGGACCGGCGGCGTTGTGTACCATCATGCAAGTATTGCGCGGCATGATAATTTTGTCCGCTGCCATAGCAATGACGGAAGCCGCAGAAGCGGCGTATCCGTCAATGTATGCCACAACAGTGGCGGGGCAGCGGCGCAGGGTGCTGTAAATTCCCAGCGCTTCCTTTACGCTGCCGCCCACACTGTTGATATACAGGTTCACGGTGTCGCCAGCCGCCGCGCCGTTCAGGTTATCAACGAAGTAGCGCTGGCTTGTCTTGCTTTCCACGGTGGTTTCCTCGCCGGTGTACCAGTTCCGCGTTTTTTGGTCGGGGGCGATAGTGTCCACCAGCCAAAAATTGAACGCCTTCCCAGTCGTTCCGGCCTGCATAACCGCTTCCATTCCGATTCTCATTTTTTACTTCTCACCTCCTTTCGGTGCCGCAGCCTGCGGCTGTACTTTTTCCATGTTTTTTGTGCGGTTGTATTCGCTTGCCCACCTTTCGGGGATCGGGTCGTCTTCAAACTTTTCGCGCAGTTCGTTGACGCTATAAAGCGCGTCCTGCACCAGCTTGTCGGCCTGCGCCGCCGCGTCGAAAACGTCCACAAGACGAATGTGCGTAGTGTCAACCATCATCTTCCAGCCGTTCAGCACGTCCTTGCCGTAGGCTTTTCGGTTGATTTCGGTTTCAATCAGCCGCAGCGGCGGCTTTACGCCGAAGGACAGCGTGCTGCGGATAGCTTCGTCAATGTTTGTAACTTCGCCGCGCAGCAGACTGGGTGCGACGTGGTAGACGTTGCAGGCGCGGTCTTGGGCCTGTTTGATAAGGCTGTCCAGGTCGCTTATTTCGTTTGCACCCTTCTGCGTGGCCGCGCCGTCCTGCGGGACGTAGTGGAAGCCATCAAGCAGGGGAAGCACGGCGTTCTTGTTCTCGAAAAACGTTTTGAATCGCTCGTTCATCAACTTTTCCAGATCGGTTTCAAACGTCTTTTTGCCACGGGCCTGGCCGGAAATTTCCAGTATGCCGCTGCGCCCGCCCGACTTCTTGTACTTGTCCAGCGCTTCCTTCATTGCTTCGCTGTACAGGCCGCGCAGGTTTGCCAGCAGTGCGGCAGCGTCCTGGTTTGCAAGCCGGAAATAAAATACGTCCGGCTCCGTAAGCGTGTAGGAAAGTGTTAAATTGTTGCAGGTAACGCCGGTATAAACGCACGGGCGGAAGGCGTACTCGGTTCGTGTGAAGCTGTCGGCCAGGTACAGCGCGCCGCCGCGCTCGAAAACCAGCGCTTCGTTGAAGCGCAGCAGGCGGGCCACAAGCAGGCGCTTGAATTCCGCAGCGTTTTGGTTTTGGTTCGGCTCCACGTTGAAGCTGTACCAGTCTTCGCCCTTCTTACGCTCTCCGGCCTGGTAGGTGCGCCACTCGCACAAGGAAGCTGCCGAAGCAATCAGGTCAATGGTCGAAAAAATAGCCAGTTCTTCGACATTCAACCGCTGCTCTGCGGTTGCACCTTGCAGGACGATGTTTCCCGAAGCGTCGCGCGGGGCCAGGTCCAGCAAACTGCTTACAAAGTTTGCAAATTTCAATATTTCACCCCCTTTCCGTTGGCTTAGTAGGTGTAAACGTCCGGTAGGTCGGCGGAAGAATAGTCCGCCGCCTGCATTTCGTCCTGCTTGATAACGGCAGCCACGAAGGCCGCAACCATTGCCATAAAGCCGTCCGTTTTCCGGCTCTTAGGCTCATACTTTCCAAACGATATATTGCCGCGCTTGTCGATAAGGCGGCAGGCGTTGTTCGTGTACCAGCGCATTAGCATACTGTCGCCCCAAACAATGCGTTGGCTTGTAAACGCGCTTGTAATGATGGGCGCAACCTGGGATTGTTCCGGCGTGTATGTTAGCTTTACGTTGCCGGTGCGCTTGTCGGTGCTGAATCCCGCCGAAGCGAAGGCTTTTGACAGCAGGGTATAGCGGTAATGGTCAATGCCGCCCAGCAACAAATTGTATTTTTCGCTTTGTTCTACTATCCAGTTGACCGGCGTTTCCGGGTCGATCTCTGGCGCGTCTACCATCGTTAATTCTCCCCGCGCTTCGGCTTCGGCAAGCGGAAACTGGATCCGCGAAAGTGTCTTGCTTTGTGCGCAAACCCATGTGTGCGTTATCCAGTAATAAGTTCCCTGGATTTCCCACAGCACGCCAGCGGCAACAAAGTCCTGTGTGCTGGCGTAGTCAACGCCCCAAACCGCCGGGTGCGTTTCCAGGCCGATTCCTTCCGGGATAGGCCGGGAAGCTGCAAGAATATTTTCCCAGCTGGTAACTTCGGCTTCCTTGTCGCCCTGCGGGCGGTTCATTCGTTTAGTTGCAAAAGCGCCGTGCCCCGCCGGGTCTTCCTTGTATTCCTCGAATTCAAGTTTGATTTCTTCCAGCAGTTCGGTGCGTGCGGGGTCGTACAAAGACGGGTTTGCCTTGCCCCACATTTCCGGCTGCATAATTTCCGCGTCGCTGTCCAGGCGGCATATAAAATACAGCCAGCCGCCGTCCGGGGTGTTGCCTTCAAGGACTTTTTCAGCCCTGGCCGTGTACTTGTCCAGCGGGCCGTCGCGCACGTCGCCTTGTGTGGTTATGAACGTGCGGCGGGGAAGGCGGCGCTTGCCCAGGCCGCCCACCGCAACGTCGATTAGCTTAGAATTTTCGTAGGCGTGCAGTTCGTCAAAATCCACCTTGCCGGGCCGCCCGCCGTCTTTGGTCTTTGGGGCGCTGGTGTGGTATTTAATCCGACTCATGGTCGCCTTGTTGATAATTTCTTCTTTTGTCCAGGTAAAGAATTTTTGAAAATAAGGCTTGTTGCCGTCCAGCAATTCGTATATGTCGTCGAAGGTTGCGCGGGCCTGGTCTTCCGCCGTGGCGAAAATGTCAATGTTGTAATGCTTTACCCCGTTTATGGGGGTGACAAGTGCAAAATCTTCATAGGCCAGGTAGCCGTTTTTCCCAGCGCCGCGTCCAACCTCAATAAACAGAATAGGCCAGCGCAGTGCGCCGCTTTCTGTGTAGGTGCAGTTATGCAGCGCAAAAACAAATTCTTCCCATGGCAAAAGTTTGTATTCAAAATATTTTTGCAGGCCCATATAACGTTCCAGCTGTTCATCGTCAACGTGTATTTTCTCATTCTCAAACGCAGCCTTTACACGCTTGATAAGCAGCAGCTGTTCGCGGCACATCGGTATTTCGCCGCTTTCCACAATGTCAATATAGGCTTGTATTCTTGGATTCATCCCAGGTCGCCGCTTCCGTCGGTTTCTGGCGGCCTGCAAGTTGCCGTTGTCAGCCCCATTTCGCGCAAGATGTGAAGCATACGCTGGTTATACAGGGCGGCGGCCTTTATTGCGGGGTTTTCCTTGTCGTATTCTTTCCCGGCTGCGCTTACTGCGGTGACGGTCAAGCCCTGTTTTTTTACAGCGGCCTGCATTTTCCTCTCCATGCCGAAGAAAAAAATATAATCGTCCAAAAGTTCTTGATAGTGCAGAAGATCGGCTCCGCAGTCCTTCAGCTGTTTTTCCAGGCTCGCCCGGATTTCCTTTTCCTTCTTCGTCAATTTCTGCACCCTCTTTCCAAAAATGCGTGATTTTTTCCGCTTTTTGCAGCACCCCCTAAAAATTGCGGATATAAGGTACCCGCGCACGGGCGTATTTGTTGGCGGCCTTTTGCTGGCCCATTTTTTCCTCGCGCGCGCAACCTCGCGGCTTTGTCGGGGCTGTTCCTCGGTCTCCGTCCGCCGGGGGATTTTGATTTCACGGGGCGGGGGGTATACTGTAAAATTACCAGCGTTCCGGCGCGGCAGGTGCGGCCCGCTTGTGGTGTCGGTCCCAGTGGCAGGAAGCGCATAGGCAGACAAGGTTGATGTTCCCGGCTTCGTCGTATTCGGACAGGGCCAGGTCTGGCCGTTCGCGCAGCGGCTTGACATGGTGGACAGTAACGCCGCGTGTATTCACCGCCGGCGCTTTGTGTGCGCAGTCCCAGCAACGGCGGCGCTGGTGTTTTAATACTTCCCGCCGCAGGCGTTTCCATTCGCGGCTTGTGTAGAAGCTGTGCAGGTTCCCGTTTGCAATCAACTGCAAAACCCATACAGCGGGCCACGAATCCGGGTTATACTTCGCCATAGCGTTTCACCTTGTCCCGCCGGGGTTTTCGTTCCTCATGTATGCAGCGCGGCAGTGCGCAAAGGGGTGTTGCCGTTTTCCTGTCGCGCCACACACAGGCGGCGCAGCGCTTTTCTTCCTCTTTCTCTTTTTTGGTGTTCTTCATGCGGCCCGCCTTCTTCCTTTTCTGGGTATAGAAAAAGCCAGGCTTTCCCGCCTGGCTTTTGCAGTTTGAATATATCACATAGCGAGTGTAAACAAAAAGCAAGTAATGTAAAGTTTTGTAAACTTTTGACAAATAAAAAGTCGCGTTTTCCGCGCCGTTATGCGGGTTTTAGCTTTTCAAAAATATTTTTTTCAAAGCCTCGCCGTGGGTCATTGTGGCCCATTGCCGCGACTTCCCGCAGGCTTCCGCAATCTGTTCCCAGTTCATGCCGTTTATATAGCGGCGGCGCAGGACTATGCGCTGGTCCGCTGTCGGTGCGGTTTTGATAACGGCCAGCACTTGGCGGCGCGCCTTGCTCATTGCGTTGGCAGCTGCGGCCAGTTCCCGGCGCGCGTCTTCCAGGGATTCCGCAGCAAGTTCAACCTTGCTTGTGCCTGTACCGCCGCCGTGCGGCATACCCGACAGAGAAGGGGAAGCGCCGGTGGCCGCTACCATAAGCCGTTCTGTTTCGTCCTTCCAGTAGCGCCATTCTTTCAACGCTTCAAGGTAGCTGTTCAAAATCTCTTTTTTCTTTGCGCTCTCCACCTGTTTGCCCCCCTGCGGCGATTACCCGCCCCCATTTGGTTTTCGGTTTGTAGCCCGTCCTGCTCCATAGCTTTGCCAGCGCGGCGGTTGCTCCGTCGAAGGCGGCAGCGGCCAGCCTGCCCAGTGCGCGAACAATCAGCCAGGCCGCCAGCAGGACGACGGCCAGCGCGGCCAGAGCCCCCGCCAGCCCCGCAAGCAGGCGCAGGGTGCAAACAAACCCTTGCACGAATAACTGCTGCATTATGCTTCGCCCCCTTCGGCCTGGTCGGCCAGCGCCCGAAGCGCAGCGGCCAGCGCACCGGTGAATTTGTCCGCAAGTTCCTGCTGCCCGCCGTCTCGCATTTCGTCGGCCAGGTCCATAATTGCCGCTGCCTTTTGCTGTACGTCCTCAAACAGCAGAGCAAACTTCGCGCCCGCCGGGCTTTGCTGAATTCCCAGTTTCTTTTGCAGGGCTTCGGCCTGTTCCTGGGCTTCTGCGGCGGCCTGCTGGGCCTTTTCCAGTTCGGCGCGGTCTCTTTCCTTCTGCGTCCGTTCGGCGGCTTTGCGGGCCTTGTCTGCGGCTTCTGCTTCACGTCTTACCGCGTCGGCTTCTGCGTCCCGCTTGGCTTGGCGGATTTTCTCGGCGGCGGCCTTTTCGGCTTCCCGCCGGGCTGCCTGGAGTCGTTTTTCCTGTTTGGCTTCGGCTTCTTCCAGTGCCTTGCGGTGCTGTTCCCGCAGGGCTTCCAGGTCTGCCGCCGCTTTGGCTTCGGCTTCCGCGCGTGCCTGGTCGGCGGCCTTTTTCAATTCGGCTTCAACGTCAACTTCATGGGCTTCCGCTTCGGCGGCAGGTGGCGCGGACAGAAGGGAAAGCTGCTCGGCCATGTCGTTCTTTTCGTCAATCAGCTTTTGCAACTCGGTAACGGTGATATTTGCCAGGTCTCCGGCCACTTCTTCCCGGTCCTGCGGCCCCAGTTTTGCCAGCAGTGCCAGCTTCGTAACGCCCGCCGCCGCGTTTTCTTCAATCAGCTGCGCGGGCAGCTTCTCCACAACGCTGATGTAAGTATAAGCCTGGCGCTGGCGAATGTGGACGGCCTGCTCGGTGTAGTCCCCGAAGGTCTCAAAGCCCAGGGCCTTATATTTGCCGCTGTCGCGCATACGCTTCAACTTACGGCCCAGATCAAGCAGGCTGCTGGCGGCGGCCTGTGCTGCGCTCACGATTTCATAGTGCAGGCCGATGGCTTCCGCCTGCTCCGGCGTTTCATTCCCCACAAGGGTAAGCTGCTTCGTGTCTTCCATTGTCTGTTCCTCCTGTTATGCTGCCGCCGTCTTGGCGTGGTTCGGATTTACGGTCTTCTGTTTGTGGTCCAGCCATGGCTTGACGACTTGGCAAAGCCACGCCTGTTCAAATGCTTCCACTTCCGGGGTTCTTGCACAGTTGTGCCGACCACGGTTCTGCAAAACCTTGCCTGTTGCCGTGTCCAACTGCAACGTGAAATAGGATTCTTTGGGGCTTTCGGTGTGTCTGATAAAGAAAATGCTTTTGCCGCTGCAATGCGCCTTGCCATAGCCGCCGACGCAATGGCCCAGTGCCTTGCCTTCAAGGATCAGCTGTTCTTCGGATTCCGCCGGGGTGATAATAAGGCCCATGTATTCCCAGCGCAGTGCTTGCAGGCGCTTTGCCATTTTCTCGAATTTGCCGCGCAGGGCTGCGTCTTCCTTGTAACGGATTGCAGCCGTTGCCCTGGCCTGGGCTTCGGTTACGCTGTGCGGGAAGGCCACAACTTCGCTTTTAAGGTCAAGGCCCGCGCGTTCCGCGTCTTGCCAGTAGTCCACACAAAAGCCCACCGTGCCGCCTATGCTGTGAATTTTGCTGTCACTCTCTTGTTGCTTCCGTATGTAGTTCCATACGCGCACCAGGCCGAAGCGCTGCACAGTCCAAAGGTTCTTGTACTTGTCCGCAAAGACCACCCCTTCGCCGCCCAGCGTGTCGGCGTACTCCCTGGGCGCCCCGTTGCGCAGGCAGACGGCAACGGCGTGTTGCTGCACCCCAATGTCCCACGCTCTGCGGCCTTGGGCTTTGCTGGCAGCCTTGTATTCCGGTTTGCTCATGTACAAGGCTTCGTGCGGCTTCTTCGCCTTCCAGTTTACCCAGTCCAGGCCGGTGACGGACAGGCCGCCGTTTTGGCTGGCAGTCAAGCCCACCAGCGCCGCGCACAGCGCCGGGCTGTTGCGGGCAATGTTTTCAATTTCCAGGTGCCGCATATATATCCGGGCATAGTGCAGCAGGTCAATGCCCTGCGCCTGTTCTTCCAGCAGTTCCAGCTTCGCGTTTTCCAGCCGTGTGCCTTCGTATACGTCGGCAGGGTGCGGAAGGATTGCTGAAAAATTGCCGTCGGCAACCTGGAAGCGGGCCATTTCGTACCAGCAGCCCGTATAATACATGGTTGACATACTGGAATAGCCGCTGCGGTCCATTGCTGTGAATCGGTGCCAATGCCCGCCGGGGTCGATAACATAGGCGTTGCGCTGTTCCACGGTTGTGCTTTCCCAGTCGTAGCCGGTTTCGTGAATTACGGCCCAGCAGATAAACATAACGCAGCCGCCCGCTTTGCGGATTTCCCATGGGTATGCCTTCTTTACGATGGGCCAGCGGTCAAGGCGCTTTTCGTGTGCCACCAGCGCCGCCGTGCCGCAGTTCTGGCAGTGCATTGTTTCGCCGTTGCGGCGCGGCCCTTCTTCGGTGTCAAAGTACGGATATGCGCCGCCCTCGCCCGGCAATGCTATTGTTGTATACCACGATTCCCCGCAGGCTGTGCAGTTGCAGGCTGCATATTTTTCCCGTATGCCCGTTAGAGGGTCGGCCAGCTTTGTGGTTTTGTATCGGATTAGTTCTTGCGGGTGTATTTTCCCGTTGCGTTTCAGCCACGCCCACAGCGCTTCCGGGGCCATTCCCGGCGTTTTCGGCAATGCTGCCAGTATGTCCATATTCGCGCCCCCTTACAGAAAATCTTCAAGGCGGATTGCCTTGCGGCGGTGTTCCGCCGGGGCCGCCTGTGTTTTGGCGGTGACAATTTCCAGTTTCGGGATTCCGTAAAATTCCCGGATAATGCGGTCAGCGTCCGCAGGGCCGCAAAAGCCCACATTGCCCGTGCGGTTCTTGCTGGCAAATTCCGCGATTTTCTTTTCGCAGTCTGCAATCCCCATGCCCGTGGTTCCCAGGTCTTCGGCAACGAACTGCGCGGCGGCAGGCTGGCCGTTCAGAATGTCGGCAAGCTGCTGGCCTACGCACCAGGCGGGCGTTCCTGCTCCGGCTTTCTTCTGCTGCGCTTCGATAAGGCTTAAAGCCTTCTGTAAATCATTCATTGCATTTCCTTCCTTCGTGTTTTATGTACTCGGTGAATATCCAACCATTTGGCCGGGCGTATTTTTCGATAAAAAGGCGGCGGCGGTACACATAGGACCCCTGCAAGGCGCGGATTGCTTCGTGCTTTACCTCGACAACTTCCACAGTGCCGTTTGTGTATTCGATTACAAAATCCGGCGTGTAGTGTGCAGCGGGTAGGCGCAGGCCGCAATAATCGCTTTTCGGCAGAAGTTCAAATTTCTTGTGCCGTTCCACGTTCGCCACGGTTCCGGCCAGTTCTTTGGGCCATATATATGCCCGGTAGTATTCTTCTTCCAGGGCGCTGCCACGATCAGGCCCGCCGGGCCGAAGCGCCGGGCCGTCCCTGGCCTTCTGCTGCCTGTCCTTGGCAGCTGCCGCCCTGCGCCTGCGTTCCAGTTCTTCGCGCACCTGCTTTTGTGCAGCAGGCCCCAGGCGTTCAATGTCGATTCCCACGGCACGGCCCCCTTCGTCGAAGTTTTAGGCTTATGTGCCAGCCCATGAATTCGTTATAGCTTGCGCTGGCTTCGTTCAAGTCCCAGCCGGGGTATTTTTTCGCCCAGAATTCCGGGTCGTACAGCCGCCCGTCGGTGCAGATTTTTTGCACTTGGCGGCGCGTCCATTTCCCGTCCGCCGGGGGCGGTGTTATCGGGTTTTTGATTCCTCGGCTTCGGAAATATCGGTGCTTTCGCTTCGGGTATTTCAGCATATAGTTTGCCAGGGCTTCCAGGCTGTTCTTGTCCATTTGCAGGCGGTCAGTGTTCACGCGGCCCAGGCGCACACCCTTGCGGTGCCAGCAGCTTTCTATTTCGTCGCGTGTCAAGGCGCACCGCAAAATTGTGTGAAAATGTGGGGCAACGGCCTTTTGCCCGATGTCTGGGTTTTTCTCTGCCCACTCCATCACGGCAAGGCATTCCGGCTTCGGCAATCCCTGCGCCCTGCATTTCTCTTTTATGTGGCGGTAGAAGTTCCTAAAATCTGCCCACGCCTGTTCTTCGGTTTCCGGGCGATATTCCGGCGCATAGGTCTGCGTTGTGTGGGTGTCTTCCTCGGTGAAGTTGGTATTTACCAGCTGGCGGAACAGTCGCCGGGCGTTCTTGGCGTTTTGGTTCTGCTGCGCCTTCGACGATCTGCGCAGGTCGGCAGCCCGCGCCAGTTCCTGGTCCAGCGTTCGGCTTTGCTCTGTTCCGTTCATGGGGTAAATTTCGACTTCCTGGTAATTCGCGGCGTTCTTACTTGTGCCGCACAGGAAGCGGCGCTCACGTTGAAAAGATTTTGTGCCCATACTCTGCCTTTCTGCATTTCCCGGAAGGTTCTGCTTTCGGTAGGTGGATAGAATTTTCTTTTTTCTGGGTAGACAAACGAAAAGGGAACGCTTGCAAGGGACAACGCCGGGCGGCCTGTCTTAGTCTCTGCTTTCCGTGGCCTTGCTTGGCCGCCCTCTGTTTTCCCCTGCACCCCTTTCCCCGGCAGGAAATAACCGTCGCTATTTTACTACCCCATACAAGCCCTTCACGGCGGCCCTGGCCGCCCGCGAAGGTTTGACAACGTGCCGCAATTCCTTTATAATGAAGGTGTTATATTTTTACCTCGGCACGTTGTAGGCCGCCCCTCTCCACAGGGGCGGCTTTCTTTATTGCCTTTTGCAGTCAAGTGCAAAGGGCGCTTTTTGTTTCCTCAAGCCATGCCAGCCCCTTTTCGTGGTAGCTGGCGCTTTGTTCGATAAGGATATACCGCCGCCCAGCTTTAAGGGCTGCCACGCCGGTGCTGCCGCTGCCCGCGAAAAAATCACAGACAACCGCGCCCGGTTTGGTGTGCGTTCGTATTGCGCGTTCCAACAGGTCAACGGGTTTCTGCGTTGGGTGGATTGAATGCCCCCCCGTCGGTTCATTCGACAGCCAAACATTGCAATGGTTCGCGTCAAGGTTGTGGACAAAGCGGGCATTGTCTGCCGCCTGTATCTGTTCGTCGTATTGCTTCACAAGCCTGGCCTGTTCTTCCAGCAGGCTGTCGAAGTCTCGGTATCCTTCCCAGCTGTCCAGTTCAAACTTCGCCACAATGTCCAAGTAGGTTTCCCGCGTTGGCAAAAGCCATTGACTACTTCCCCAACGGAAACAGTGGTCTGCCGCTTGTCCGCAAGCATCGATTATCTGCTTTTTGGTTTTGCCGGTGTACTTCTGCGCGGCGCGGAAATATTCACGCAGCGGGCCGAAGTTGTTCATGTCCAGCTTTGCCAGCGCCAGCCCCGACTTGTTCCAGGCTGTGCCCGGTTCGCCCTTTACCAGTACAATGCAAAATTCTGTAATGTTAAACCAGCTTCGCAAAGTGTTCCCGGTTCCGGGGTTTGCCCATAGCTTCTTCCGAAAATTCGGCTTCACCCATACGGCCCAGGAATTGAAAACAAACTGTGTCCAGTTTTCCAACCAGCACAGCAGGCGGGCCACTTGTTGCAGGTCATTGTGCCAAAAGGCCAGCGTTCCGTTCGGCTTCAGAATTCGTTCTGCTTCCCAAAAGGCGCGGGCCATAAAGTCGTTATATTCCTGCTGGTTCTCGAAGGTATCCCACTCGGCCTTCTTGATGAAATACGGCGGGTCAATAAAAACCATGTCCACGGTTTCGGCTTGCACCCCTTCCAGCAGCTTGAAGCTGTCGCCCTGCAGAAAACTGTCGGGCCGTATCGCGCCGAAGTCGTACAGGTAGAAGGGAAGCGCTGCGGGGGCTTTCAAAGTTTCACCCCCTGGGCCGCCGCGATTTCTGCCAAACCGTCGGCGTTTATGCTGTCAAGCCAGCGCCAGCTTTGCGGCGGGTAGTCCAGGTGCAGGGCTTCCAGCGGCCCAGCCCCGGCCACCCGCCGGGGGTTCCGTACTTTCAAGCCGTACAGCCAGCCGCCGTCGCGGTATTCTTCCAGCTGTTCGACGGACAGGCCGGACAACTGCGCCATCACTTCGTCGGCTGGATCTGCGGTTCCGATGTAGCCGGGGCAGTCGAAGAAGCCGACAACGGCCCCCGCGCCGCCGTGTGCTTTGGTTTCATACATTACAACGCGCAGGGGATATTCTGCGCGTTTTTCTGTGTTGGGGTTGTAACTGGGCGCACATTTCCGAATTTCCAGCCTTTTTTCGCCGGACAGGATCGCCGCCGCCCAGTTCTTGCGGATGCTCAGTAAAATACAGTTATCCATTGCGCCGCCCTCACGATTCCCACCAGTATGTTGCCGTCATATCGGCCAGGTGCAGGAACAGGGCCAGCGCGTAACGTTCAAATGCCTTGCCCATTTCGTTATAGCAGTCATGGTCGCGGTATGCGCCCATGTGCCAGCGGATTGCTGCCGCTTCCTGGTCGGTCAGTTCCATGCCCAGGCGTTGCAGCAGGAACAGGCTTTTTTCGCCGTGGCCCAGCGGCAGGCCGCTGTCGTCGTACTCATAGGCGGGGGGGGCCGGCCCCCTCTTCCCTGCGGCGGCGGCCC